AATGAATTGATCAGGCCCATATTATCGTCATGGAATTTAATAGTAGAGTCTTCAAATTTATGAGTATATTGTATTTGTTTTTTTCTGTTGTACTGATTGACCATATCAGCTGACATGGTAAATTTTGGCAGTGTTACACTCTTAACCAACATGCCTATTTCGGAGCCATGCCTTTCGTTAATGTCTATAACTTTTAGAGCCGCTTTGTTTAGACCAAATGCCACATGGAATAAAAACTTACTCTTAGGTGCAAGGCGAAATTGATCGTCTGCAAATATGCGGGCCGCGTGTCGTTGATCACGAAGTAAAATTTCGGGATTTGCTTTTAATGAACTATTGGGTGTGAATGCCATACAGTATTTATATTGAAAATAATATGATCAGTTAATAGGCAGTCAATAAAAAACCCACCGAAGTGGGTTAGTTATTATAGTGATGAACCACCAGCGCCAGTTGCCGCTGTGCCCTTGGTTTGTGTAAATCCTGGGGCGCCTAATCCACCGGTTGGGATGATTTGTTGTGCATTGTCATACTGGATTGAAATAGTAATCATCTGTACGTCAGCACCTGCATATTTTAATGCTTCGTAGTTGGCAGTATCAACGTAGCAACCGTATAGTTCCCACTCTTCTAGGACGCCAGCACCTTCTGCACCGTTGCCACCGTCAAGCATTTCGATACGCATTAAGAACTTGTAGTCACCGCCTGAAGCCGCGCTACTTTGTTCAAAAAAGTCAAATTGCTTTTGTAACTGTTGGCCAACTAGCTTGGTAACTGCGTTGGTTACATCGTCACGTAGTTTGACTGTGAGTTTTGTCCATTTTGGTTTGCCGGCATAGTGGATTGTACTGTTGTAAACTTCGATAGTTTTGTCGTCAAATGTTAAGTTTGGACGGGCGGCTTCTGCCACTTGTTTTGTTAATTCTACAGTATTGCCACTAGTGCCAAAATTTTCAAAGCTAATCCTAAAGCGATAGCTTAATTTTGGCATTAACATGCCTTGTGTTGCACTGCTCTGGTTACTAGCTAGCGGTACTGTGAATCTTGATAATGATGCGATTGACATTTAGTTTCTCCTAATTATATGCCGCCAAGGCCTTTTATTTCACCAGTGTTTTTCAAGCGCAATGGAATATAGATAAACTCGACTGCCTTGACTGGTTCAATCGCAATATCTAAATAAAGTTCACTTCTATCAATCCTCGCTGGAGTATTGTTGCTAGTGTCGCAAACTACTAAGAAGTCATAGATAGCACGTTGGCCAACTAATTCTAATAATAACTGCTCGGCTGCGTTTTTAATTTCGTTACGTGTAATTGTATCATTTGGTTCAAACACATATGGTTTTGCCAACAATGACAACTGACGGCGTAGGTAAACTACTAGACGAGCAACGTTGACTCTGTCTAGGCTACTTGCAGTTAGCTGACGTGTGTACTGTCCGTATGCTACTAAACCAGTACCTGTTAAGAATGTTAATGGATTAACATGCACACCTGCTAGGGTATCACGTTGTCCAGTGTTCAATGCTGTTACTTGGAATTCGCCTGTTAGTGAATCAATGTAACCAACTGAACTGGCATTTGTAATTCCACCGCGACGTACACCTGCTGGAGCAAACCATGGATAAGAAACATTGTCGCTTAGTGCGATTGTGCGTAGCATCATGTGGCTTGGTGGAACAACAATGTTGTTGCCTAGCAAGTCACTAGTGAATCCCCATGGATAGTAAATGCCCAAGTATGGATCTGCTGTTACAAGACCGTCATCACCGTTGTCGGCTGCTAGTCCTGTGTTGTTACCCCAGTTACTGATCGTTGTAGCATCAGCGGATAATCTTGCTGGTGTGTCACCCACGATGAATGATGTCAAACCACGATCGTTGTTTAGTGTTACCATTGGTTGGATTAGCTCTGAATACCCTGGGCAAGCAATCAAGTTAAACACACGTGATTCTTCATCACGGATTTGTTGATTGGCATTGGTCAATGCTGTTAGTGCCTTGATAACCACTGCGCGAACTGACTTGCGTCCAAATTGTCCCGCACCCTTGTAATCGTTTGGAGCAATTGAAACCCAACGATTGGCATAGTAGCCGGTCATCACTTCGTTGTTGAAACGTAGGTTACGATTACCAGTCATGATATATGACTTCATGTATTCTTTAACATTGTAACCTGAACGGCGTAGGTTCCATAGCAACATACCTTTTGGATATAGTGCTGGATCTGGAGCATCTGGATCTATATAGTTTGTACTTAACAAGCTGACAATGCTGGCCGCTGTACCACTAGTTGCGCCAGTTGATCCCCAACGAGCGTCTGCAAATACAATACCATTTTCACTTGTTTGATCAGTGTTGTCTACCAGTACCCATGCTTTGGTCAAATAGTTATATTTGTAAAGCATTGGAAATTCTTCAAGGTTCGCTGTGCTGACCCATAAGTCACCATTGCCCAACGGTGTTCCATCGCTTTGTACTGTTGGCTCTGTTGCGCTGACAATCGGACCTGCTGGATCAGTAGTTGTACCGCCTGCTTGTGCTTGTGAGTAGTTTAAATAGCCAACCCATGTTGTACCATTGTGGACCATAAGGTCAACATCGCTGATCGATGTGTTGTACCACATTTGTCCATCTGCTGGAATACTTGTAGGTGCGCTGTCAGAGACAGTGATAAATCCCGAACCAGCAACTGTTGGACTCCACAAACTGGCAATATAGTTCTTGGCTGTACCACTTGGATTGGCAAAGAAATTAGCTGTTGTAGTTGTTGAGAATAGTTTGCTTAGTGGATCGTTTGCAGTGTCTACTAGACGAATTTCGCCACCGGTGGTATGACTGATTGTAATTGAGTTATCAGTGTTTAACACTGCTGAAACATTCGTCAAGCCTGCGCCAGTTAATGCTGTTAACAATAAATTAGCATCGCCAGTTGCACCGGCTGCTGTGAATGAAATGCTAACTGCTGAACTCATTGCCGCACTGCCTGCACTGCTTTCGCTGATGGTAAATGTGTTAGTGCCAGCAGTAAATGTGCTCGAACTGATAGCGTTTGATCTAATAGCAGTTGCGCCTACGCCTGAACGGATGTAGAACTTAAAGTGTGGCAAGCCTGGTGTTGCTTCGCCGTCATTGAATTTTGCAAACACTGTGCCAACTGCTAGATTTAAACCACCGCCTGTTGAATCTAAATTGTACAATGCTGAGTGACCGCTGGCATAAAAACCAACTGTTTGTGCTTGGAATGCGCTGGCCGCTGTGTTGTATTTCTTAAGGATAAGATCTGCACCTAGGTTAGCACTGGTTGTTTTGATCCAAATACTACCTGTTGGGTAACCATTGATGTTGCTAGTTTGATCTACAGACTTGTACAACGGTACTGAAGTGTGCGGAGCAATAGTCAATGCTGGTGCTAGGTAAACCCATGAACTGCCTGCGATTTGTGCGGCAGTACCTTGATTTAGACCTGCTTTGGCAACTGTAGTTCCGCTGATAGTAACTGCAACACCTGATGAATATATATTCAAGTAACCGTTGATCACAGCTGATTTAATACCTGCTGAGGTCAATGTTGAGTTGGCATTAATTGCTGTGCTCAATGCTGATAGTGTTGTAACACCAGTAATGCTTGTAGCATTAATGACAATAGCATCACCAGTTAACAATGTTGGGCTCTGTACGTTACCTGTGGCTGTTGGCCAGCTTGATGCCCATGATGTTGTTCCTACTTCTACCCATGTGCCTGCGGCTGTGTCTGTTAGATACTTTTTCAAGTACAATTTTAACAAGGTAGTTGTTGCTACGATTGCATATTGTCCAATAGTGCCAAAGCTGGCCAACGGAACACCACTGCTTAACAATGCTGTGTCAGTGATCACTGTTACGTTCTGACTTAGGAATGATTGACCTGTTGTGGTAGTTGCACTAGCTGAGTTCCATTGGAAAATACCCCACTTGGTACTGGCTGTGTCTAGCCAATATGTGCCATCTGCTGGAGGACTGCTTGGTGCTGTTGCACTTGCTGATAATTGTGATAGATCTAGGTCAGCACGTACTACATAAGCACGATTACTAACTCCTAAGAAACTGTAGGCAGCTTCTAGACCATATTCATTGATCTCTCCGCCGTGTATTGGATTGTTACTGGCATCAGTGTAAAAAGTTGGAACACCAAATGTGTCCGACAAATCTTTCTGACTGGTTAGCAAGTATACTTTGCCAGCGTTTGCTTTGAGCGTTCCTGGTGCTGTGCCTGTGCCAGCTCCATTTTTTTTGTTGCTAGCTGAAGCAACTAAGAATAAAGGTACTGTACCGGCTGCGGCTGGTGTATAGAACGATTCGTCGATTACCGTTACGCTTACGCCTGGTGAACTTAATTGGGCCATTGTGTTATCTCCATGATGACATACTGTTAATGTATTTATGGCAGATAGACTTTTTGGTGCTCGAATAGCACTGTAAAAAGGCCGTAAAAAGGCTTAAATAAAATATGAGACCATTATGTATGTGCGGCCGCAACCCTGTAGCCATTAACTACTATAAACAAAGCAAGCCTTTTTATAGGAGTCAGTGCGGACCGTGCAGTAGAGGTGTTACAGCACCACGTTGGGCTACTGCTGGATACGTTGTTAAGAATACTTGTGATAAATGCGGCTTCAAATCACTGCATAAAGAAGTTTTTAGTGTGTTCCATGTTGACGGTCATTTGAACAACTGCCAACATGGTAACTTAAAAACTGTGTGTTCTAACTGTGCTCGAGTCCTGCATAAAGAAGGTGTTCGTTGGCGCCAAGGCGATCTTGTACCAGACCTTTAACCTTGGCAAACAAGTCATCTATAGTTGAATCATTGGTAAAAACATGGTCGAATCGAGTGCCGACCCAAGCAGTTTCGCTAGCATGTATACCTAGTTTTTCAATACGACCACGACTAGTAGCCCAGGCAAAATTACCATTTTCTCCACGATTTGCGTTGACTGCATCTTCGTACCATTCAGGTTCTGCACCACGCTTTACACGGACAACAATGCCGCCTGCGTTGTGTATCGATTTAATTTCGTTGGGGAAACGACAGTCTGAAATTACGATGTCGTCAGTTGAGTTGCGTAGTTTATTTTCCAAGCTGGCGATCCATATATCATCATGGAAAGCACGGCGACATACTTCAGTGCCCCAATATTGTAAGATCCAGCGTGGGGTTAAGTTGGGCATGTTCAAGCGTTCACTCCACCACGGATCCACTTGTTCACGCCATTCACGAGCTTGTTTAGTGCGACCTTCTAGCATGGTGCGGTCCCAACCAAACACCTGTGCTACTGCGTCTTTTAGACTATTGGCGAAACTTTCTCGTCGGAAACCATGGAAGTTAGTTAGATAATCTGCAATGGTATCTTTACCGCTGCCAATAAACCCGCATACACCTATAATCATAGAAGTCTCCTAAGGAACTACTAGTATATAACAGTTAGATTACAAGGTCAAATATTTTTGTGCCGAATTAACTGGATTGTTTCCAAGATCGGCTATCTTCGTCCCAAGTGTACTGATTGCCGTCTGTTGGGCAAGGTGTAGGGGCTTGCCATGTCCAATCAGGGGACGCAATAGTCCATGATGGATAAGGTTGTGGTGCGTAAAACACATCGTTGGTTGCATCGTATGTGTAACCAATCCCAGCATAGTTGGCACGAAGAGCTGGAGCACCGTCAGGCTGGCCATCAGCACCATAATGAACACCACCACGGGTGTTGTAACTAGTTTGCTTCCAAGCAGACGGATCACCCAGTGCACCAGTTGAGATAAAGTCTTCTTCGGCAACAATGACTTGTGTTACTAGACTGTTTTCTATTTTGGCGAAATGTGACATTAGTGTTTCCTTGTTAGTTATTCTATATTTAGTTCAACGTGCATTGGCATATTTGAAAGGGTTTTCTGCAAATGCCATATAGATATATGTGGAACCAGTCTCATTACTTGCTTGAGCAGTGGCTCGAAGCTTGAATCCATTAGATAAAATGTCCATTGAATCGTTAGCATTGCTGTTTTCGACAGAACCAACGTCGGGATATAAAAAAGCAGTGGCGTTGGGGTTGGATGTGCTTCTACTAGTGTCCGTTATTCTCCAATTATTGCCATCGCCACTTGAGCGTTTGAATAAAATAAATCTTGGTCTAAA